TCATACGAACCAGCTTCGCCGTAACTGCCGGATTTGCAAGAATTTGCGGGTTGATCTTGATGGCTTCGAGCAACATCGAAAGCGCTTGGTCCTGTCTGGTCTGGAAATTGGGTCCAGCCACCACGCGGACGCTGTACTCGCCCAGGGTCAGGTCGTTGCGCTTGCCCTTCTTGCCCGTTTTGGGGTCAATGCCATCAGCCGGGAAGATCTGGTTAATCGCTACCATCTCATGCTGGGAGTCAGGCCGTACAATCTGCACTACTTGCGGCCCGGTCATGATCTTGGGGAAGATCACGCACATTTGCTGATACATGATGGTTTTGACTCGGTGCAAGTTGTCGGCATAACTGAAGTTCGCCACGTTCGATTCGCTGCGAAGTTGCTCAATGGCCTTGCCCGACTGATTGCCCTTGTCCTCGCCCAAGCTGGACGAATACATGCTGGTAACGGCCTTAAACTGCTCAGTAAAGAACCCGCCCAGCGCCAGCAGCCATTGAATCGGCGCTTCCCATTGGTTTTTCTGCGGCGCCGGTAATAGAACTTGCTGCCCTAGTTCGTTTGTTGCGAACGTTGGCGTAACTTCGAGATACGCCCAAACTTCGGTGTTCGCAGTCTGCCAGCGCGGGTCGTCAAACTGGCCCTTGTAACCGATATACCCTGACTTGTTGGCAAGGCCCGCGATTTCCGTCGCCGTGGTCGCCACGTAGTTTAGCGCCCGGTTAGAGTCCAGCCCCGGAGAAATCAGGCTGAGACGGTGCAATTTGCCGTCAATGTAAATCTCAGGCCCGAGAACGGGGAATAGCGGGATTAGCGATCCTTCCCACTCCGTTTCGTCCAAAACTTCCAGCGCATCAACAAGGTATTTCTTGATACACCGCTTCGGTGCCTTGCGTGACCGTGCCTCTTCGCCCATCAGGCGCTTGGCGTTGATTGGTACAGGCTCGTCATCGTAACGCCAGATGTAGTCGGAGTACAGCCGGGAAGTCCGGTCTTCTTCCTCGACAAGGTAAAACTCGCAGACGTAGAAAGGACCACGCCAGCGCCCGTCGCCGTCGTCTCGCGCCCCGGTCCACTCAATCATGGACATGGTGTCGTCAGTCCCGATGCCCATTGCATCTCGTAACCAACCTTGCGCCATCTGGACGCCGCCTGGTTCCCTGACGCGCCGCTTGCCAAACGCCATCTCGTATTCGTCGCCCGAATACATGACAATTTTTCCTGCCCATCGCGCATCCTGACGATTCGCCATCCGCGCTTTCGGGTCAAAGAACACGGTACTTGGGTCTTCCACTGATTTGATGACGATACGCTGCCGGTCGTCCCGGTCGTTTGCGTACTCCGTCGCCATCTCGATTACGCCAAAACCGCTCGTGGCGCTGTACTTGATGGCCGTGGCGTCCGCAACTTCCGCCATACTGCGGTACTCCACCTCGCGAATCAGCCCCTCGATGATGTCGGGTTCTGCCGCGTGCTCCGTTTCGCCAACAGGCTTACATTGCGGCCCCGGAGGGTTCAGACGAACGTCGCCCTCCACCTGATCCACCGCAGGCTTGCACTTGTTGATGGTGATGTAAGGACGCCCGGCCTGTTTTCTGCTGGCGATTTCGCTGTCCCGCCATTGCAGATCCCCGCCAACGTAGAAGCCAAGCCGGATGCGTTCTTCCTCGCGGATAGCGACGTTGGCCTTCTTCCATGCCGCCCAGCAGCGCCGGGCAAAAACGGGAATCTGATCTTTTGGGATGGTCGGCATTTAGTTCAAGGGTCGCATATTCTTCGGCACCTTGCCGTCAACGCGGAATGACCCGTTCACAGCCAGCGACGTTTCGCCCCCCGGCATCACAATCGACATACCAGCCTCAATATCGTGCTCGTAAATCCTGCCGGAATTTGGCCCGTCAATGTCAGCAAGGCCGCGAACGTAGGCCATCGCGTGCCCGTGACTGAGAAACAGCCGGGATTCCCGCTTATTCGGGTTGAAGCCCTCTACGCTCATCTTTTCGGCGCATTCAGCCGCGTACATGCCATCAGGAAGCGTCCAAAGGGTTGCGCACTGCCGAGAAGGAATCGTCAGCAGCAAATGTGTCGCGTCTAACGGGATGCGGTCCCTGATGCGCTCGAATACCGGCGCAAGGTCAACTATCTGTTCACTCATGCGCGTTTACTTCCAAGCTCGTTCTGTTTCTGCACTCTGTTTAGCTCCTCCATCTCGGATTCCTTGCCTAACTTCCTCATGCGTCAGTATAACGCCCCGCGCAGCCAATCGCTGCTGTGCCTCGACAGCTTGGCAGTTTAGGCATCGGCGCTTGTTGTCCGATATCTGCCGCCCGCAATTGTCCGCGCAGGGCTTACTCATTACAGCCCGCTATGGACGCGATAGACCAGCTTCACAATGCCAGTGGCGGCGGTCCCTGAGGTAAAGTCTGCTGTCGGGTTTGCCAGCACCAGCGCTTTATTCAGTACCGTGGTGGATGCCGCGACGGCCTGCGCCCCAGCTACCCGAATGACCTGAGACGCTGAAAATGTAGTCAGGAATGTAGCCGCAATGGTGGCCGATGCCAGCACGCCGCCCGAATTGGTGCCAAGATATGCAGCTATGGCGCCGCCTCCAACAAACGCAGCCGATCCGTACACCGCTTCAATGGTCAGCGATACGACCTCAATCAATGTCCCGGCCCCCTGCGCCGCCAGCAACGTGACTGGGGCCGTGTTAGTGGCCAGCATCTGGGCCCGAGTCAGCGGGACGGTGACCACCTGAATAGTGTCCGCCGCAAGCTGCGTAGTTCCAATCCCGTTGTCTGCGATTGCCGCGCCGCTGGCAACGTTCGTCAGATCCGTGTTGATATTGGTGAGCGTGACCAGTTCGAGAACGCCGCCGTTGGGCTGCTGTGTGCTGCCGGTGCTGAGAAGTGCTGTCGCCATAGCGTTATTTCCTTTGTGTGGATTTCATGGATCAGCAACGCTCCATCAGGTCGCCGATGTTGACTTTTTCGCCGCCCTTGCCCTTCGCCTTCGCCGCCGCCTGCATCTGGGCCGCTGTCATTTTTAGCTTCTTTGGGGTTGCGTGTGCCATTTGGGTTGAGGATATCACAGTTTAGCCAGCACATCATCCAAAAGGGCTGTAGGCGCGTTGATAGGGTCGAATCGGCGCCGGCGGCTTCGGTGGCGCAAGTGGCCCGGTCTTATATCCCATCGCGAACGACCGCAGCGCGTCGGCACCATGCGAATTGTCGTCGTGGATCGGTTCCCGCGTCAGGCTTCGGTCGCCCGTTTGCGGGTTCACGGTGGCCGTTTCGCCGTAGCGGTAGTACCGCAGGCGGTTCAGGCCGTCTGCGCACTTGTCCGCGTCAAACCAGCACGTCCCAAGCATTTCGCGTACCTTGTCGATGCCTGAATCCCGAGAAGCCCGCGGCAGGATCTGGACCTTCCGGCCCCGCTGGTGCATCGTTGTTTCGAGCGCCCCTGTTAGCACTTTGCTGGCCGCGTCCCACGGGAAGTAGTCCTCACCGTAGCGGTAACCCTTTGCCTCACAGAGGCTTAGGTAGTGGTCCAGGGGTTCGTGCCGCGCCTCGTAGTAGTCAATAACGCGGTGCTGGCCGGCAATCGACTGGATAAACCAGACGGCCATGATGTCCGAGTCCCCGAGATCCCAACCGCACCGGACCACAACGCCGGGAGTGTGCGGCACTTGGCCGATACGTCCCTGAGATTCCGCTAAGCGCAGCTGAACCGCGTAAACGGACCCGGTGATATTGCGTTTTGGCTGGCCTAAGTAGACGTGGGCGAATTCGTCGGGATCTTCCCGCTCCATCTGCGCCCGCTCCGTGTCGAGCACCTTCGAGCGCCACGGGTTATCGTCGTAGTTAATGACGATTTCGATGAATCCCGCATCAGGTGGCCTCAATACGGTTTTCTGCCATGTTGGATCGGTTTCCAGCGACGGATTCCACGTTAGCCAGATCTCCGAGCCTTCACGCCGGACGGTGGGCGGAACCTTGCGCCAGCTATCAGAACTCATGGTCTGCGCTTCCTCCACCCAAACGATGGTTGCGCCTTCCAGCGATTTCAACGCGTCCGGGTTCTTCAGGCCACGAAAGACAATTTCGGTGCCGGTGCCCCGGTGACGGAGTAGCGCCTTCTCGATGTGCCAGTGCTGCGTCATGCCGAGCGCTTCGATCTGGTCGCATAGCAGCCGGTAGACGCTGTCCTTGATAGATTCCATCGTTTCCCGGCAACAAACGATGAATTCCTTCCCGCTGGCGCCCTTTTCAAGAAGCGCCCGCGCCACGCCCCAGCTCTTCCCTC